AGTGGCGTTTCAGCATTGTGTGGCACCAAGAGAAAAAGCCAACTAAGCATATATCAGTTGGTGGTGGCTATTATACTGATGAAGGTCGCTCGGAGTTAGACATATACACTAGTCCAGATACTGACTTCAATCGTTATAAGTTTACCGTTGCTTCGTGGAATCGTTTTAAGTTTAGAATTATTCAAGTAGCAATGCATGAGTTGATTCACTGTAAGCAGTATTACAATAAACATGAAGAGTATGCCGCAACCAAAGTTTATTTCTCCAGAACTGGCATCGAGAAGATAGACACCAATAGAGATTATCACGCAGGTAGAGATGAGATTGAAGCATATGCTCACTGCGTATATCTAGACTTCAAAACTAAGCGACCATCTATCCCTGTCGCTGAGTTAATACGACACGCTGGTACATATAAGGTATCAAAGAACCTATCTGGTATTCAGCGTGTGTTTCAAACTGATAAACATAATGAGGTTGTCCCGTTATTACTTCGTAAGATATTAACATGGGAAAGAAAATACTCAAAGCTAAATAATACATAAAGACTAAGGATAATAAATGGCTGCGTTAACTCTAAAAGATTTCAGAGGTAAGCATGGTGATACTCGTATTATTGCCATGATCGAAAAATTAATTGAAGGACCAAAGTCTCCATTCACAACAGTGGACGGTAAACAACAACCCTTCAATAAGATTACATACCCAGACCCACGAACTGGTCGATTGATAACTAAGAACGCAGCAGATATCAGTGAGTCAGCTGACATCTTTAACCTGATTAAGTCTGGAACAGTGGCAATCAAAAGTATTCAGCTATCATATGAACGAAGCGGTAGAGTTAATGCGCTTGTACCATTGAGTGATATTATGAAGACTGAAGAGTTTGGTGGTAAGGCTAACCGTGGAGACATGGCTGAGATTATATTCTCGGCTGCTATCGTTAAGCGTTTCTTAAACAAGAATGACGCTATTACATCATCAGACGTCATGGAAGTTATTAAGATGTTAAATGACACTGACACTCGTCAGGTTATTGGTCCAATGAAGTCTCCAAACAAAGAACCAAAAGTTGTTGATGATGTATACTGGGAAGTTAATTCTGCATTGATTAACATTAAGTCTATTAAGAACCCACGACATATGAAGAACTTGAAGTCAATCGTTGACGCAAGTGTTAAGTATGCCAACTCAAATGTGGTTTCTGGTAACGCTAAGAAGTATTACGAAAACAGTTTATATAACAGAATTGATATCAAAGCGATTGGTACAGTTTCTCAAAACGATACAAAGGTTGACGTATATGTTGAGATTGACAAAAAGAAAATTGATATCAATGTATCCTTAAAAGCTGCAGGAACAAAACAGTTTGGACAGGTTGGTGGTGGTACTATTGAGAAACAAAAAGACTTGTGGATGACTCTGGCTGATTTAAAGATGCCAGATTCCCTAGAGAAGAAGTATTTTGTCGCTCTAAAATCCGATGGTATCGTTGAAGCTAATTCAGTAGTCTATGATGGTATGACTGACGTTTTCAATAGTCTTATTGCAACAAACCCTGACAAGCTGCTTGATAGTTTGGCTGATGGTATCATGTTCTTTGGTACTCGTAGAGACAAGAGCGTTGACATGGTACAGTTGACTACCAAGGAAGCCATGGTTTATAAATTCGATAATCTTCAAACTGCGTTGAAGCTCAAGAACGTTAAGTTAAAAGCCGTCTTCATAGATAACAAAACAAAACCAGAAGTTCGTATTCAAGACTCTAGGAGCGGTATGGTATTAGTTGCTATTCGCCTACGCTCTGATAGAAATTACTTGCGTAATGTCATTGAAAAGGGTAAACTAATGACTGAGCTTGTTGGCGTCGTGGCAACCTAAATATAAAGATATATTGATGGAACCAAAGGAATATTAATGTTAAATTTTAAAAGTTTCTTAAAAGAAGACTTCACGCCACGACAAATATTGTGGGAAGAATTCTTAACAGAAGCCAAGAACACTCGTGAGAACGATGATATGGGTAAGTTCAACGAGCTTGAGTTTGCCAGACACCTCTCAGAAGACGGTTCTTTACCAGAACATCATCGTTCTGTTGGTAAAGAAGACCCAGCACATAACGGTGACCCAACAACGGTACACGGAAATATCCTTTCAAGATTACACCCAGAGAAAGCTGACCTTTACAGTAAGGGTGCTAAAGATTCAGCCGAAGCGTGGAAACGTAAGATGGTTAAGAAGGGTGAAAAGGTTGGTAGAGTTTTCTGGACTTCAAACAGAGATACTGTTAGAAAGAACGGCGACCTAACTCCAGGTGATCACTTTAAAACTACTGGCGAACACGACCCAGCTTCTAACGCTGACGTTATTGCTCAGATTACTGATCATGAAGGTAAGCATGTACGATGGGAACCAATCTCTGCTAAGATTGGTAAGAATGACCCAAATCTTTCAAATCCAGGAATTGCTTCTCTGGAGAAAATGTCTAACCATGAAGAAGGGCACTTTGCCGCTATGGAAGGACCACACACCGATCACGTCAAATCGCTTGGCTACCACCAAGGAAGCAGAGAAGATCGCCACGCTCAATGGAAATCAGATTTCATGGCAACCAATGAAAAAGAAGGTGGTGTCGATGGTCTCAGAAAACACGTTGAAGATTTAGAAAAGCGTAAAGCAGCTGGTGAAAAATTAGAATCTAAACATCACAAATCTATCGAGCACGGTAGAAATTGGTTGGACACTTACGACAGTCTAAAACCAGGACAACAACAAGAGATGATGGCAAAAGCCAAACACCGCTCACAAGCTGCAGTTGATTCTAGCTTACAAGTTAGAAATGCAATCACTCATAAAATTTCTGAAGGTTTGAACAATAGAGTTAAGAAAAATGAAGATGGTTCAACTGATGATTCTGATTTGAGAGAAACATTATATAAGAGCTACGCTCCAAGAACTAAATTCAGACATAGTATTGTTCACGCCAGAATCTCAAAAGATGGTAAGAGTATTACACCAGAAGTTCATGATGCAGATGGTTACGCTAAAGACCACTTTAACCGTTTTAAAAACCTTAGAGTTGAATCTGGTGAAGGTATTACTTCTTATGTTAAAGGTACTCTTGATGAGCCAGGACACCCGAAGCACGGCAAAGAAATGAACGTTGCTCAAATTAATATCAAAGGCAGTTCTGGTCCAATGATGGGCAACGTTGGTTCCATGAGTCTTTCAAACCGAAAGAATGAAGAATAATGTTTACATTTCTAACATACCTAACAGAAGCCGAGGACAAAGAAGGCAAACTCCTTCACATCACCCATGCTGAAGATCGTCCGTTGATGCACGGCTCTGATGGTTTTGAACATGCTCATGGCGCATTGATGGGTGCACACCTGCACGTTAAACACGGCAGTCAAAATAATCAGATGACTATGAAGTATGATGGCTCTCCAGCTATTGTATTCGGTAAGCACCCAGACACTGGTAAATTCTTTGTTGCTACTAAGTCAGCGTTCAATAAGAACCCAAAGATTAACTATACACCAGAAGACATTGATAGAAACCACGGGCATGCTCCTGGCTTATCTTCTAAACTAAAAGATGCTCTTGATCATCTACCTAAAGTTGCTCCAAAAGAAGGTGTATATCAAGGCGACTTAATGTATAGTGGTCATGATGTGCATAAAGGTTCTGATGGTTCTGCTTCATTTACTCCGAACACTATCACATATACAGCGCACGGAGACACTGCTAAGAAGATTCATAGGTCTCACCTTGGTATAGTTGTACACACTGAATACGACCCAAAGACTATGACGTCTGGACCAATCTCTAGCGCAAGCGGTAAGAGTTTTGGACAACACCCCGATGTGTATCATCACACTGCTAACTTGGATACCAGCAAAGCTAACTATGATGAAGCTGCACAGAAACAGTTTATCAAACATATGGCTGCTGCTAAGACAATCCACGATAAGCACGGCGATGATATGTACAATGCTATTCACCCAACTCACTCTGGTGATGGTGGTCATTTATCAACTTACATCAACCAAACAGTGCGTGATGGTTCAAAGCCAACCGCTGAAGGATTAAAGACTCATATCGCTGGCAAGTACCAGAAGATGGTTGAGAAGTTAAAAACTGAAAAATCCCAAAATGCTAAACTTGCTGAGTTGAAAGAACACTTAGACCATATCAAGAATAACCAAGGGCACTATGATAATCTATTGAAGATTCATCAACACCTTCAGGCTGCTAAAAATACTTTGGTCAATACTCTTGATTCAAATGAAGGTGAGTATGCCCACGCTATTAATGGACAGGCTTCTAAACCAGAAGGATATGTTTATAGTCATAGCCACAAGGGTAAAGCTGAACCAACTAAGCTAGTAAACCGTGCTGAGTTTGCCCGTCAAAACTTACTAAAGTCTAGACCAGGAGCAACACCAGAACCAGCTAAAGAGAAAGAAGTGCATCATACAATCGCATTTGGTCGTATGAACCCTCCAACTGCTGGTCATGAGAAGTTAGTTGATCATATGCATGCCACCGCCAAGAAGTTTGGTGGTAAGAGTACGTTAGTTCTTTCTGGTTCTCATGATACAACTCCAGCGGAAAAGAAAAAGGGTAAGAACCCTCTATCCCCTGAACAGAAACTGAAGCATGCCAGAAACGCATTCCCAGGGACTAACATTGAAGTTGCTGACAAAGATGCACCAACTATTCTTCACCAAGCAGCAAGACTACATAAAGAAGGTGTGACTCATTTACACTTCGCTGGCGGTTCTGATCGTCAACCAATGGTTGATTTACTCAAGAAATATAATGGCGTTAAGGGTGCTCATGGACACTTTAACTTCAAGGATATTACCTTTGAAAATGCGGGTGATCGCGATGAAAATGCCAAGGGAGTTGCTGGCGTTTCAGGCACTAAACTGCGTGGTCTAGCTGCAGCAGGTAAGAAAGAAGAATTCCATTCTCACCTGTCTAGCAAGATGAAACCTAAACACAAAGAAGAACTATACAACGATCTCCGTAAGGCAATGCAATGATTACGCTAAAAGAATTTATCACCGAATCCAAAAAAGAATCATATAATGACGAGCATGCTCACATGCATATCTGGAATCATATGATCAGTAAAGGTATTACTGGTGACCGTGATGCAATGCACGCTGAGTTTGAAAAAGCTAAAACTAATAAGAAGCACCCACTACACTTTGATAATATTCCTTCCGATGGTTTTAAAGGTAAAACGAAAACCGCTGGTGCACGTGAAAGCTACCATG